AGGATGTTCTGAGGCGTTCTCAAACTGCTGCAACCAACGCACAGTGTGATACAAATCATACCAACCCTCCGTTCTGACATTCTCACGTGACATAGCACCGTTAAGAACATGCATTAAAGGACGGACGCCCACAAAGATGCCATCCTTACACCATGACGCAGAATGCACCATCTGCAAATAATGGCACACCCCACTAGCATAAAGACTTTTACTAACATCCGTAGACATGATCATCCCAAGCTCAGATAACAGCATCTCAGCCAACGGGGTGACTTCATGGATGCCTTGGAAACGATATAAACCATCGTCCCCCTGGACTGTGCAATCCATAATGCGTCCGCCACACCGATGTGTAGCATAAGCAATAACCCACATGTTGACGAGACTCCCTATCAGATTCGTCATAACTGAACCTGACGGTATACCACCCAAACGTGCAGCACCATCACGGTAAGCACCTGGGACAAGAATACCTGACCTCTTAAAAGCTTCTCTACAGAAGTCAATCAGAGGCTTAGCTGCCGGAATAAACCACTTCTCAAGGATTCGGTAAACGCGATCGATTACCTCAAAAGGCACCGTAGCATCGAAATTACTAAAATCTAGCGACAGCACCTTACCTTTCGCACTGGTCATGAATTTGGTAACGGCGATATCAACATATCGTCGCCCTCCCCACGCGGCAAATTGTGGTTGCCAGCGTAGGGCCTCAAAGAGAGGAGCCTGTAGCTGTTTCTCCAGGTTACCAATCACGCGACTCATTTGAAACACAGCGCGAGCCTTAGCATCCTTCCCAGGACCACTAGCCTGGGTACGAGTACCAATCACAGCTGGAAATTGTCCAGCGTAAGCCAGGTCATACCCACTGCAAACAATCATTGCTGAAAGCTTGTCGTAGATGGGCAGGTACTCTCTGCTTGAGGCGAATTCCGGAAATCCGAGCCCGGTCTTTCCAAAGAAACAATTAACTGAATCCACGAGTGAAAGTGGAACCAATCTCTTGCGACCAGGGAAAACACCGTGCACAAAAGCATCAGCATATTGCGCGGATTTGTGACGGAGCTGCACAGGATGTGGT